GTATTAATTACAAGGAACGGCTATACTAGATATAATTCTACCCAGTTGCATTCAACGAAAGAAATAAATTCAGTTTCATATTTTAAAGATAATTCTGGAACTATTAGAGTTTTAGCAAAAGTTCAAGAAGATGTTTATTCCGTTTCTACAAGTGGTTCCCATGTTTTAATAGAGGGTGGTTTTTTATTAGATGTTGATATTTTAGACGAAGATGAATTATTGGATGGAAGTCTATTAACTGCAAGTAACAAGCATAGAGCCGTAACAATTCGAGGAAGGCACATAGTTGCAATGGGAAGCAACGGTTTATTTTCTTGGGACGGTACGACTTGGAGTAAGTTGGGTCAATCAATACCAGCAGCGTTGACGGCTACAGTTTCATCAGGGGGCAGTCTTTTAGCTGATACAGCTTATAATCTAGCTTATACTTTTTACGATTCAACAAACGGCTTTGAAACAAATATAGGCGCGGCAGTAAAGAAAACTACGACAAGCTCTAATAAGACATTAAGCTCTATCAGTGCAGTAGCGTCAGACGCAGATAATAATAATATAGATAAGGTTAGGGTTTATTTACAAGATTCCACGAATAACGGCAGTTATCTTTTTATAGAAGAAATAGCACTTGGGGCAACGCCTACAGATATTTCAGCGGTTCCAACTTCTTCAAATACTCCCCCAACTAAAAACGCAGAGCCACAGACTACGGGCGGAATGCAGTACCTTGCGGTTTTTGGTAATAAAATAGCAGCATCAGGAAATAGCACCTTTCCGTCAGACGTATTTTTAAGCACGGCAGACATACCGGACGGCTGGGACGATACATCATCAGGCCTCACTATTCAATCAGCCGGACAGGGACCAGTAACAGGCTTAGGCGTTGGATTCTATAGCGGGCAGCAATCCTTAAAGGTTCCCTTTTTATGTATTTTTAAAAGAACTTCTATTGAGGTTTATGATGCTACAAATGGAGTTTCTACAATATCAAAAGATGTTGGATGCGTTGCCCACGATACGATCCAAGAAATTAATGGCGCAATTTATTTCATGTCAACAATTGGCTGGCACGTTATAGTTAATGGTAGAATGCAAACCGATGAAAATCTTGATGCTTACCAATTGGCAGATGGTGATTTAAAATCCATTTTTACACAAACGGGCTTCAAGCATCAACTTAGTAAAACAAATATAAAAAATGCTTTTTCTGTTTATTACCCTACTCTTGACCAATATATGACCTTTGCTTCTACAGCAGGACGCACTGATTTTGTAAGATCGTTTAATTATGAGTTAGATATAGGCGGTTTTAGACCCTATGAATTTCCTATAAACATTATAGACGCTGCGCTTGCCGAGGATTCAGCAGGGGAAGATATTATTTTATTCGCTACAGCGGGCGGATATATTATGAAGCATTCGATTAAAGAAAATAGAGCGGATACACTGGAAGATAATACGACCCAAGCAATAGACGCCTTTTTTCATTTACCTTGGATTTACGGGGAAGATTTTGATGCAACTTTTAATTTTGGATGCGTGATATTTAAAGCATTGGAATCAGGCAGCACAATAACCGCAAGATATTTTTTAGACTACCAACTAAGTGAGCCTACGCTGCAAACATTTGATTTTGATTCAGATGATTCTGGCTTTGTTTTGGACCTCTCCAAGTTAGATGAAGGCGTTTTAGGGGATGGCAGAACCGTGGTAAAATACGAAGGTGAAGTTTTAAAAACAGGTCAATCTTTATTGGTTGGCTTTTATCAGAATGTATTAAATGCAAGTATGAACATGATTAGGGGGCAAATTGATATTAGTAAAAACGGAAACCCAAACTAAAAAGGAAAGGATATGAAAAAGAAAATTTTAGCTTTATTAATGTTGGCTTGCTCAGCTGGTTGTCAGGTTTATGCGGGAACGTGTACCAGTGACACATACACGGCAAACTCTGCTAATACGGTACTAACATCAACCAAGTATAATGGGGATCATAGTACGATCTATGACCGCCTTGCTGGCTCACTTGATGCAGGGTGTCTAGTTGACGGTACTCTTGAGGATGGGGCTTTAAATACAACAGATTACGCCGCTTTACTTAATGGCGTTAGGGATGGATGCGCTATATCTTGGAGTGACGCCGCAACCATATCTATGGGCGATTGCATAATGTCGGTTAATGGAAATTTTGTTAAAACCACTACTGCAAACACTGTCACATGGGGCTGCACGGGTTGCTCAGCAGAGGCAGCAAGTACAGATTATTATGTTTATGTAAAAACGGGATCAACGGGAACAACGCTAACGGGATTAATTACTACTACAGCACCGGATCCAGATGGTTATGATTCTTCAGGAAATAAAATCCTAGGTAGATTTTTTAATGATGGATCGAGCGATATAAATCAAAATACTGTTAAAAGTTGGGCTAATGGAGTTTATAAAGCACCTTATGGGGCAGGGCTTTTGGCTAGTGTCACATGGGCAGAGACCACTAATTGTCAGTGGATAGGCTCAGGGACTTCATGGACTAATTTTCCAGATGATGACGACTGCGGAGATACTGCGCGCACTTGTTACGGTGGCGTTAATGCAACAGATTGCGCAGCAGATGGCGGGACAACAGGAACAGACGGAGCTAAAATAAAAATTGTTATGAGTTTTATTCCAGCAGGAACAGTAAGGTGCTTTTTAACTGGTATGATTTCTGTTAGCACGGCAGGGGATCAAGGAATAAGATTTTACGATGGAACTACGGGAGCTTCTGCAGTTGTACAATACGACGGCTCGGCGGCGGACAATGGGGTAGGTATTTTAACGGGTGAATTTACCTACGCCACAGATCAAACAAACGTAACGATACAAGTGCAGCAAAATGTTTCGGCTGGCACTGCTAATATTAGCCAGACAGTTAGCGGAAGAAAAAGTGGTCAAAATTTATCATGCTACTACTTTCCACATATCTATAATTAGGAGATAAAATGAAAATATTATTATTAATTAGTTTTCTAGTTTCTTTTTCAGTCAACGCTATTACACAGGTAGAGTTTAATCGGCGTATCGGTAATGTCATAAATATTGAAAAGATTTTAGAAGATGAGGGGGACCCAGATACTCTTGACACGTCTTTAAAAAAAATAAGACAAGCTAAAAACCTTGCAAGGCTTATTGAACTCGAAGGCAAAGAAGTCACAGAAAGGCAAAAAAAGGAAAATAAAAACAAGGACAGGAAAAAGTCTTACAAATTTCTAAGGAAATTCGACAAAGCCGATCTTTCCGATCCTGTAAAGAAACAAAAATTTCTTGAAAACGTAGCGGATTATTTCAATAGATAAGGGTTAGATATGGGCTTTTCGTTAAAAAGAACAGTAAGCGGGGCAGTTAAGGCCGCAACGGTTGGAACCGTCAACTTAGGCGGTGGCTCAGTTTTCCGAGGGCCGAGCTTAAGTAGAGCAGCAAAAGGCTGGGGAAATTTTGCATCAGGCGGAGCTATCAAGGATATGTTCGGCGACGTTGTGGACCCAGCAAGCCCAGAGGCGGCAGAATTAAAAAGAATTAAGTTGGCGGCTGGCAGAGGCGAAGGGAAAGTTCTTGAGCATTACAAGCGAAGAAGTAAAGACTCTGACAAAATTGCAAAAGGCGATATTGAAAGAGAAGATAGAGGCCTAGCCAAGCAACAGAAGTCAGCAGAGGAAGGCGCAACACAATCTGTTAGGGGCGCAGGGATGCAAAACACTTCACAGGGTTTACTTGCGGAGAGTGGAACGTCTAAGGGCGCATCAGAGGCTAGACTATTAAATAAGGCATCTTTTGAAAGAAGAAAAGACGATATTGCAAAAGAATACGGAAACATGGCAAGGCAAACTTTAAATACTACAGACATAGGGACGAAATTTCACGCAACCACTAAAGACAGCTTCGGGAAATCATTACTTAGGGGCGGAGTAACATCGTTTACGGGCGGCTTAGCTAAAGGCTTAGGACAAAAAGCGGGAGGGTCATAACCATGGGTTGGTTTAAAGATAAAACATTAAAAGCCGACCTTGGGGCAGCCGATCTTAAAAAAATCAAGATGGATGCGGCAAAGGGTGAAGGCGAAGTTTTTCAGAGATTCGCCAGAAGAAACCAAAGGGTTGACGATAGAGTAAAGGAAGATATAGGGCGCGATGATAAAACGCTAGTGCAAGCCGAGAAAGACGCTAACATGAAAATGGCAGATAGAAGAAAACAGCGTGGATCGGCTGGGGGTGCAACTTCTATTTACTCAAGCGCATCGAGAAATCTTGGTAGAGATACGGCAGAAAAAAGAGAATTTAATAGGGGTTCATTTGGCAAAAGAAAAGATGCGATGATGGATGAATTTGGAGCCGTTTCAAGATCGACCCTTTCAGGAACTAATGTTGGAATGAGATTCAATGACGTTAAACAAGACAGCTTTGCTAAGTCATTATTTAAAGGATCGGCAACGGCAGCAGTTGGGGGCTTTGCTTCTAGCTATGGTCAAGCAATGGGTAAAAGAAATTGGTCCAGTGGAGGCGGCGGAAATGCAGAAGGCTATCTCGCTCCCGGCCAGCAAGGTCCACCAATGCCGCCAAGGGTAGGATATGGATCAAGAGCGCGCGGATATATACAGCAAGGCTTTCAAAGTTCAGGACATAATTATGTTAGAGGTTCAGGCACAAGAGGAAGGCAACACATTCAGCAGGGCTTCCAAAGAAGATAAGGAAATAATATGAGCTTTTTCGATACATCACAAGCAGAGCAAGCGAAGTTAGACGCAGAATCAAGGCGGATAGAAGATAATATTTCTAAGAACTTTGCTAAAGGATTCGATCAAGCAACTAAGCAAAAATATGCGCTTGAATTAATTAGGGCAAAGAAAAAAGGTGCAGAAGGGGACGATAAAGGAAGCGCAAAAGAAAAAGCACTAATGAGAAAAGAAAGAAGAAAGCAAGTAAAAGACTTGCTAGATGATGGTGCAAAAATGAATCTTGGATTTTCTCAAAGGGAAATACAGGAAATGGAAGCTTATACTGTAGACTTAAGAATACCTATGGGCGCAATAACTGGCTATATTGCTAGGCTAGACACAGCTTACAAAGACAAAGATTCTAAAGATATGAAAGCCGACATAGACAAACTAGATAACGGTTACAGAGGATTAAGAAAAATACATTTAGGCGTACAAAGATTAAGGCGTCAATGGATTAATACCCCTAAAAATTTCCCAGCAGCGGATATGTGGTCATTAATGAGGCAAGTGGTTCCAATGACAGAAGAGAAGCCCGGAGTCGTTAGAGAGGCAGAAGAAAGAGCTATAGAAAATCTTGATAGTTGGATGGGGAAATTTAAACAATTTTTTGTAAAAGGAAAAACTGGTAGGAAATTTTCAGCACCTGTTATGAATCAGTTATTTGATGCAGCCGAAAACTTAAGACTTGCAACGGCTCAAAACTTTGCTGGAGAGATAGAGAAATATGACGGAAGGTTAAAAGAAAGAGGGTTAGACGATAGACGATTAAGCATACTAGGTGAAAGAAATGTAAACCTAATCAATAAGCCGTCGCATTTTGGTAAAATTATGATTCAAGATGAAAAAGAAGATAAATATTTCAATCAAAAATTATATAAAGGTGGAGATTACGGGCTAGAACAAGAGGCCGAGACAATGAGCGAAAATGTTATTAGAAAGGGCAAGGCGTTTGCTACAGAATACAATGAGCCAATAAAGCAGAAATTAATGGAAGTGCTTCTACCCGGCCAGCAATGGAACAAAAAAGGAAAGAAGAAATATACTAAAGAAGAAAAAGAGTTTTTAAGATATAAAAAGCTGAGACAAAAAAGAATAAATGACGGAAGATTTAAAGTACCAAAGGCTAAATAGTTGAAAACTACAAGACAAGAAAGACTTAAAGAATTTCCAAAAAAAGTACCTATTGGTTATGGTAACAGCGGCGGCGAAGAATCCAGAAAAAGAGTAAAAAAATATTACGAAAAAAGCAATGATTCTATAGAAGCTCCAAAAGTTGATAGGGAAATGCGGACAGAGGAGCCAGAGACAGAGACAGTAAAAACTGCTGTATTTGAATTAACAGATGGTGAAAAATCCAGAGTAGAGAGTTTATGGAAAAAACATAAGGCCCTAGGTATGGATAGAGAGGTTTTTGATAAATTTATAATCGGTGAGCCAGAAGATATAAGGGAAATAATAAGGGCATATAGTATCCCATTAGATCAATATATTGAAAGACCAATGACCCATGATGAAAAATGGAGGCATGAAGATAACATAAAAAACGGTTTTACACCGAAAGAATCCCATAGACAATTAATAAAAGAAAGAAAAGCCGATCATAAAAGTATGGTTAATGTTGTCACAACAGAAACAGATTACAAAGGAAGAATACCATCAGGAGAAGATGAGGAGCCTTATAGGTCACCTCAGTCAGCGGCTGAAGGCATCACATCAACGCCAGCAAGAGAGCAAGATTATTCAATATTTCAAGATCAGGATTTTGTATTTAAAAGAGGCAGAGAAAAGGGGTTAGATGGCGGAATGAGCAGGGAAAGAGAGCTTTACCCACATGAGAGAATGAGCCTCCCCAGATATGAATCAGAGCCAACGGATGAAGATGTTAAAGAAGAAATTGGAAGGATAGCAATAGAAAATGAAAGAGACAGAAAAGAATTAACAAAAGATATTTTAGAAGGCTCAAGGAGTATTGAAGAATATAACGAAAATCAATTAATCAAATTAAAAGAAAAAATAAGAAAAGGTGATTTTCAAAGCAAAGAAGAACAGGCGGAAGAAAAAGAAAGAATAATGAATGATTCCAATTCTAAGGCGAGATCGTTAAAAGTAATTAATGATAATTATGAAAAGCTGATGAAAGAATTACAAGAAATGGAAAATGAAAGATATAAAAACGAACAAGAAAAAATAAACAAGAAAGAGAAATTTTTAAAAGAACAAGAGCTAGACGAACAGGACCCTATAGAAAAAGATGAAAGAGACCCCCTAGGCGTTCCAAGAAATTATAGGAACGACCCTAGAAGAGAAACGGCAAGTAAAGAAGAAGATGCAGAATATGCAGCCTTAGATGAAAAATACTCAGGACAAGCAGAAGCAGAGGAAGCAGAAGAAAAAGAGTTTAGAAGGCTTCATAAAAAATTTAAAGACAAGGTAGATACTCCAAAATCGTTAATACTAGAAGATGGTTCAGAAGTATTAATTTCAGACACAGAGGCAGATTTAGGAGATTTTCAGGAGAATCTAAGGCTTAGGCATTCGATAGAAGGTGAAAAGTCAAATAGGGCGGAGCTTTTAAGGCGAAGTATTCCAGATGGAAAATTAACCTATGATGAAAGCTCAGGTGAATTTTATGTATTCCAAGAAGGAGAATGGCGCCCAGTAAACAAAGACGGGATTTCAGTAGCAGATTTTGCCGAATTAGTTGGCGTACTTCCTTATGTACCATTTGAGGCTATGGCAATTTCAACGCTTGGACCTATAGGGCATCCAGTTGGGGCAGTTGCCGGAAACAGATTTAGAAAAGTTTTATCGACAATGGCAGGGAATCCACAAGTAGCATCAAAAGAAGAAGAGTTAAAATCACTTGGATTTGATGTTGCGCTTGGATTAGGAAGTTCAGCAGTTTCAAAATATGGGCCGGGAGTTGTTAGAGCAACAGCAAAAAGGGCAACACCTTATTATTTTAAAGGGATTAAGAAATCACTTAGGAAAAAGTATTTTTATAAGCCTTTGAGAATGTTAAGAGAGTACGATCCTTGGAAAAAAACAAATATGCTCAAGGAAGCTGCAAGAGATTTTGATTTACCAAAACCAACAAGAGGGCAAAAGTCAGGCGATAGGGGAATGCTAGAACTTGAAAAGATCGTAGCAGAGCAGAATCCTTGGAGTTGGGGATATAGATATAGAAAGAACGTAGAAAAGACATTGAAAGGAACAAGAAAATACTTGAAGCGACATTTTGGGAAAATATCAAGTGAGGGATTCGACCCAGCAACAGCAGGAAAGGAAGTAAAAACTAAGGCAAAAGTTTTAATTGATACAGTAAGGAAAGAAGCAGGAGATTTATTCGAGAAGGTTGAAAAATCTATGCGCCAAACTGATGTTGATATGGAAATTTATCACGACGAATTGGCTGGGCTTGCTCTAAGATATAATATTTTAGATATTCCAGAAACATTAACAAAGAAAGTTAAGGAAAAAATTCCTTACGGTGGTGTAAAGACTGTTAAGAAAATCCAAGAACTAAGACGGGTTCCACATAAAACGACAAAGGAACTTGAGCCGGAAGCATATAAACAAGTTCAAGAGGTTCTATTTAATGTTATTTCAGACGTAAGGGAAGGGCTTAGAGGAAAAACTAGGTTAAGTATTTTAGACGTAAGAAAGCAATATAAACAAGTGGGGGAAATAGCCCAGAAGGTGCTTGATTCAAATGGCGGAAAAGTTAATAAACATTATAGGGTACTTAGAAGGGTTCAAGATGAAATGCTTGGAGCTATGGGTGCATCAATAGAGGAAACAGTACACACACAAAAAGAGATTTTAAAAGGTGCTAGAGTTGGTTCATCGGTATACACAAAAGCCATAAGGAATGTTAAAAAATATACTAAAATAATGAGTGAGTTTGAAGAAGCAAGGGTTAAATGGACTTGGAGCGAAAGAGCAATTAAAAAGATGGCAGACTTAGGGCTTGATAAAAAAGGCTTAGATGCAGCCGATGATAAGTTTTTGCCTTTAATATTTGGTAATTTAGAAAAAACAAAAATGCTTGAAGAAGTTGTAGGCAAAAAAGAAGTTAGAAACGCAGCAGTTAAAAACGTCAATAATTTCATATCAAAAAAAATGTCAGGCCAAGGGCCTACGGAATACGTTACGGCTGGCAGTATAAAATCACATTTCCAAACAAACAGGGGAGTTTATAATCACGTTTTCGGCTCCAAAAAAGTTGGAAAACTTGTCAGGCTATTAGAATTTGATTCAACTTTAAAATTTAAGCAAAATACTTCTGGATCAGGTAGGGCAGTAAATCAGACAGTTGGCGATAAAATGGGAGCATTTCTGGGCGGCTTTATAAATTGGTCACAATTAAAATTAATGGGTGGAGTAGAAAAGAGTACAAATTTAGTAAGAAAGCAGGGTGTAAGAGCATTAACCCAAGATGAAAGGCGGCAAATATCGGGACCAAAGGACTTTAAAAGGCAGAAAAAATGACCGAGAAAAGAAAAGAGGAAATTAAGCTAACCTTTACCCAAGCTGGGAAAAAAATAGGTGCTGCTAGTATTATTCTTGCAATAGTTAGCGGCTTGGGAGCTTATTCTAACAGTATTTTCAGCGGATATAAGAAAGATTCCAAGGGAGCGCTATCAAGAAGCAACGATAAAAGAATCTCAATTCTTGAAAGCAAGTCAAAGGATAGTGAAAAAGGTATGGTTCGAGTATATCGTAAGCTTGACGGAATAGACCGTGACATTAAGACCATATTAATTTTAATTAAAAGGTAGCTATGGATGATTTAGATAAAAGAGAAAAAGAGTTAAAGAAAAGAATCAAAAGGCTGAAAGATTCTATAGGGGAAAATCGAATAGAAAAAGCCGAGAGTAATTACAATGAAATACAGGTTATCAAGAAAATGAAAAAAGATTTGAAAAAAGATAGAATCAAGGACGGGATAGAAAAAGCCAAAACTATGTTAAATGACTAAAAAACAATTCACGCTAAAAAGCCCAGATGTTCAACCGAAGGAATTACAAGAAATGCAATTTGCACTAGGTATAGTTTTACATTATATAGTAGGTTACGCAGAGCTTCACAGCTTGCCGCTAGATATAACGTCAATAACGGAATATTTACCGGATAGGGTATCAAAGGGGCATGAAGAGGGAAGAATGCTTGATTTCAGCTTACGAGGATGGCCTGAGCAGCGTTCAAATGATCTAGCTCTTAAGGTGAATAGCGTATTTCAAGCATGGGCTACAGGACCGATTAATAAGCCTAAAACGGTTATGATTATTCATAATATTGGCAGGGGCAACCATGGACACGTTCAAGTTAAAAGAGGTATAACGCTAGATGACATTGGAACAAAGAAGATTTTTGGTTTAGAATAAAAGTAAACATAAACGGATCAATACCGGACTATCCTGGTCAAGTAAAAGATCCCAAACAAAAGGATAAATTATGGAGAAGAAATGGTACGAGTCTAGGACAATTTGGTTTAACTTATTTATGGGTATTGGTGGAGTAGTTATAGCTGTCATGCCTAAATCAGCGCCAGTGCTTACAGAAGCAGTTTTCGGCGTTGTATGGTCTTTAGTTGCTATTTTTCTAAGAAAAGATACTGTTGCCAAGATAGAATAATGGAATTAGCGTTAGCACTACTCGGAACTTTGCAGCTTGTGGGCAAGATTTGGATTCACAAGCTAGGCACTGGCTGGGCCGATGAAGTCGAGAAAACCAAACACGATTTATGGTTAGAAAGTAACAAGGAAATAAAATACCCCGATGATCCAGATGTTCACTTAGGACAGGACCAAGGGCGAATAATTGACCTATTACAAAAGACAAAAGAGCTTGATGAAAAATTTAAAGCATTCGCAAATAAAAAACTACTTGAGGGTACAGCAAAATGAAATTAGAGACACTATATAAAATTAAGAGTTTTTTACGTTATTTTAAAGCCGTTCTTATTGGAGTATTTATAGGTGTTACCCTAACGGCTTGCGCCTCTAAAATAAGACAGTATGCGGAAGATAACAGAATCTTAGTTATTGAAAGAGATAGAGCGGGAATCCTATTTTTTCCTTATTGTAAAAAAGGGAAATTCTGGAACAAAGACGAGTGCAAAAAGAAAAACTTTCAAGTTGATGTCTATGACCTAGCAAATAAAGAGACAAGAATAGGTCTAAGAGATTTTAGGTGCGTTCACAAGAAAAGGCTAGGTTTATAGCCTAGCCCTTCTTTCATAACTAATTTTTAGCGGTATTGCTAAACTGTTTTAATACTTATCAATGATTTTAATTAGCCACATCATTATTTTCATAACACCAAAAATCAAATGCCCCAATATTTGAAAAAATAAATATGCCTTTACTACCTCGCTCATTTCTTCACACAAGAGTAAGTATTTCTATTTCTTGAGTCATAGCAAATTACTTCACTATTAACACACCTATAGACGTTTCCAATATACCCATCAACCGCAACCATGCTACATGACATATCATAACCATGATTAGCTTCAACTTTTGATCCGCAACTTGTAATTAGAGCGGCAATTGCCCCAAGCAAAATTGCACTAAATAAAACTTTACCTAATTTTTTCATTTTTTAATCTCCTTACATTGATATAAATTAGAGCCCAGCTTAACCGTGCCTTCTTTTTCAATTACTAGATTACTTGTCATTATTAGACCGTCAAGAATAAACATAATACCGAGGCCAACAAATAGGCCCGCTATAAAGCCGGACCCAAGAGTGGTAAAATACCATTTCATTTAAACCGCCGCCACTGATTCATCTTCCCAAGGCTGGCTTATTTCCAGATTAGTTAGATAATTAACCATTGATAGATGTTGTTCTCTGTATTTCTCGGTAAGATCGTCCTTAGCTAGTTTTTTGTCAAAGTATTCTATTCTAGCTTCTATTTCATCAAGCTCTAAATCTTCTAATTTTTTACCTCTATGTTTTCCGTGTTGGATTCTATAAAGCCCTGAGCCTATTTCTTTTTCTTCCTCTGGGATCGGGTGATCTTCATCTAGTTCTTGTTGAACTGTTTTAATTTCCCTGATTTCTTCCCCTGCTACTGTTTCAAATTCCATAGGGATATAAAGCCCTAAGATAATATCAGGAAATGTTACCCTGCAAGCTTCAGCAGTTGCCCGCCATTTCAGCATGTTAATTAGTTGCTTTTTATAGTTATCCTTTCCTATAAGCCCCATAGCGGTAGCTTTTTCCACGTTCCAAGTTGCGGTATAGTGCATTTCTGCGGTGTAAAGCTCAAGGCTCCTAGCAGTAGTCACCTTTACCACTTTGTTTTCCTCGTCTATTTCAGTCTTAATTACAGCGTTTGGCATAGCTCTAAAAACCATTCCTAGCATCATCTGAGGGGATACTGTAGGCTTACCCTGAATTACGCTTATATTCTGGACGGCAGCCATCGGCGGAATATTTAACTCATGCCCCATTAAAATAATGGCGTAAATATCAACAGCCTTTCCTGCTAATCCGTAAGGGATCATTTTAGACTGAGCCAAAGACGTGGCCATTTCCTTGGCATTCTGATTTGTTTCTGGGTTAAGCATTAGTTCATTGTTCATAGTTTTTCCTTGTTGTTGTTGTTGTTGTTAAGTTATTTTCGCTTAGTTTTTACTACTACGTCAATTTTTATATTTTCCTTTATCCATTCATCAACGATCTTTTGTGGAGATGTTTTAAAATCATTAAGTATTACCCGCTTAATTTCCTCGTTTATTCTTATACTTGCGGTTTTATTTTTTTTCATTTAGCCGCCTCTGGGAAGAGAATATCCCCCCAGTTTTTGTAAAGCAGACGCATTCCAAGCAATTCACTGTGAAAATTTTTATATTTTGTCCATCCTTCATCCGTGTCAATCTCGCAATCTTTCATCTTGGCTAGTATCTCGTTAGATGTTTGAGTATGCGCCGATTGCATAGCATCAAAAGCTTCTTCATTATTCATTACATTCTCCCTTAAGCCACTGGCTTTTCTGTGTTGTTATAAACTGCATAAGCATAATCATTGAACAGGCTAAAAAATTCTTCATTTTGTTCTGAAATTTCTTTAGCTCTTTTGTAACCTTCTTCACCTTTGCAATAAGCACACATATCATCAGTCATCTCATAATACCAATCGACCTCAGATAATATTTTTAAAAATTCTTTTGTTGATGTAACCATTACTTACCTCCTAGATTGTCAAGGGTTGATATAACTGTGTTATCCCAAAGATACATTTTACCCTCTGGGATAGCGTTATATCCTCCAAATTCTTTTCCTGTTTTAAAATAAAATATAAAAAATATTTCTAAATCTTTTGATGTCACGGGATTTTCAGATTTAGCTAAAACCTCAAAGCTAAACGACTCCTTCCCGTGCTTCTTAATGTCGTATCCTAAAATAGTTTTACTATGGCAATGTTGGTAAAACCTTTTCTTGGGGTTTTTTGAGATTCCGACATATTGTTTTTTGTTTTTTAAATTGGTGATTAGATAGATAAATGTATACTTTTTTAAAACCTCTTCTAGGCCGAGATCAATAGCCGCCTGTAATCCGCCGAATTTCTTTTTCAGCATTTCTTTTTCTTCTGTCTTAATTCTTATGCTTGCTACTTTTTTTGTCATATACAATCCTTTGATACATAGATTGTGTATTACGGATCGTATTACGTCAAACTATATTATTATAATATATATTCAACTTCATATTTTGAACAAAAACAGGAGGTTAGAGGGTTATTTTATATTCATCTAGCCCATTATCTACGATTGATCCTTTTAAACAGCCGCAATTTTTATTAAATTTGCTTTTAGGAAAAAATCTCCTATCGCACCTATTACAGGCTATCTTAGGGAGCCTTTCTATTTCAATGAAAGATACAGCGTATATAGGTTTACCGTGCTTAAAAGCGTAATCAAAGGACTCTAAGCACGATTTACAGGTCACATCGTCGCGCCTCTCTGAAACGTCCCTGATTCCTGAATTATTTACTATATCCCTTCCACACCATGTAGTGCGCCCAGTTTTTGGGAAATGTATTTTCGCTATTGAAACCATTTGGTATCCTCCGTAAGCATTCTAGGCAAAGCCCGTCTGTTGTTGTTGTTCTTCTTCCACAATTTCCGCAATTCAAAAGAGCCCCCTGAAAAAGTTAATAATTCTTTTAAAGAAAGAAGGCTTTTTTATTTCTATTGGCTTTACGCCTTTATATCCATAATTAACATTTGCTTCTGTATAAATTGGATTCTTAAATAAATCCTTCTTCTTGTTATAAATATTTAACACATTAATTTTTGACTTAGCAAATTCCTCTTTCCAAAATTCACGATCTTTTTTAGGAAAACATTTCTCGAAGTGATTGATTCCAAAGAATCCCTTACCGCCAAAACAAATGCACTGAATAGGCACGATATTATTAATATCTTTTCTGAATTTTACAATTTGATTTATTAGACTTCTTCTTCCCATAGTCGTATCTATTCTTTTTAACTCTACCATTAATGGCTTGTTTAATTCCATTCCCATAAACTTAGCACCGTTAAGCTTTACAAATTCTTTTAAAAGCCCTTGAAGTGAAGAGCGCCAAGGTTCATGCGCCAATAACTCAGAGAAAGTAAACTCTTTTACCTTTAGCCCATTGTCTAACTCTCTATTGTGTATAACCATTAATTTCTTGTCAGCCGTTTCCACTAGGTCGAACTCAAAATATTTAAAGCCCTTTTTTGTTTGGTCAATCCAAGAGCTTGTTAAGCTTCTTATTGAATTTGGCTTTTCGCCATTGTAATCACTTCCTAGTCTATGTCCTAAATTTCCCATATTACATGTCCCTCTCTGTTCTAGGTATAATTTTGCCAAACTTCATAGAATTTTTATCCATATACTCTAGGGCTTCATCGAAACTATCGAAGTTTGGAAAATCCCACATTCTCTCATAATTTAACCCGTCTTTTGTTTGCACTAAAAAATACATTTTACGCTCCTTTGTTTTAATTTATTTCAGTTATTTTTTCAATCATACATTTTAAGCCCCATTCGCTCAGAGCTTCTATTTCAGAAAAGGCATTAACTTCACAATGATTAAAAAGAAATTCTAGTTTAGCTTCCTTGGAATAACCATGAGTTTTTTTAGATAGTAAAGTTTTCAATTCAGCCATGACAGCTTCTTTTGATTCTTCCTCTGTTTTTGGCTTTACTTCTTCTACTGGCTCAAAGGTAGCCTTCTGTGCCCCTGTCATTTTTCGGGCAACGTCAGGCAACACAAAGGAAGGTTTTCCTGCCCTAGTGTTTACGATATAGCCATTTTTCCCGCCAGTATGATTGATTTTTTCTTGAGCTGAATTATTCACTAGTGTATTCTCCCGTAGGCTTCACTTAATATAAGCTTCTTTTTATTTAAAGCCCCTTTTTCGTTCATGTGGTAAGTTTTCTTTTCATAACCATTCCCATAAGTAACGGTAACAGTATGCTCTAAAACTTCCCTTTCTTCCCCGTAAACCTTTACCATTTCTGTCCCTAGTATTATTTTCATTATAGACCCCTTCTATCTAATTTATTATAATGTCTCATTTCTCTATTTCTAAGTTTTCTATCGGCTCTTAATGATTCTTGCATCATCTTGGCCTGTTCGGTTGTAAAAACCTTTCCCATTTTTAGCGCTTTTTCTTTGATTTGTTTGATTGTCATTTGTTTCCCCTTTGTTGTTGTATATACATTAGTTCAAATTAAAATATCTCGTCAATCTAATTATTAGATACATAAAAGCTAATTATTAGATACCTGGGTTAGCAATGAGTCACAAGTCGGGACAGTAAAGCGGGACAAGTCGGGACACTATAACCACTGTCAACTTTTTGACATCTTGACCAAAAGTGAAAAGCGGATATAATCAGTCCAGAGTGAGCGGGGCGAAAGGCTGAACCAAAAGCTTTCTTTTTTTTCTTTTCTTCCCTTTACCCAACTCTATGCTTAGGGCCAATCCAAAAGGCCCAATAAGCATTTAGTTAAAATTTTTCATCTTTTTTTAATTCCACAAAAAGACGAATGCTTTAGAGGATTAAACGAAATAAACAATTCTATTAAATTTGAAAATTCTTGGATTTATGTATTAGACGGAGAAGAAAAACTTCTTACCCGTGAGATAGTCGATGAATTTTATAAATTATTAGAAGATACAAAAAAAGCCCCCATTTCTGAGGGCTAATTTAACAACTTGGAGAATAAAACAACAAATGCTTACCAGAGTTTAATTATAAGAATATTAAAAGCCTTTTCCTAGTATTAATTTCATAAATCAAAAATAAAATCTTCCCCACAATCACATGTCGGACACATATAGTCATTTTCTTCGCCTCTATATGGCTTCCAAACGTCAATGCTATCATTAGAGGGGTACTTTGAAACAACGTCAGGACTTGCAGCATCGGGTGGAGGTAGTAGGAATCCTAATAGGAAAATGAAAAAGCAAAAGCCTATTAATTCTATAATTATTCTAATTTTGTTCATTTTAGATATAATCTCCAGTGTTTCATTAAAAAACTTTCCATATTGCCTACGATGATTTCCTCTGCACCGTAAGAAATAACTTCATGTAGCGAACATTCGATTACCACAGCATGTAAACATTCATGGATAAAAGTAGACTTAAGATCACCTCCTTTAAGAGCCGAATCTATTTCAATCAGCCGTTTTTTACGATCACATAAACCGTCGCATTCTTCGCCTTCTTCATTTTTTAAATTTTTGACGAATTTAATCTTGTAATTTTGACCCTTTACATTTATTTTTTTAGGTATTTTCATTTAAAATTCTCGATAATTCGAGTAAGTGACCATTTTTCAAGGTCAAACATTCCATCGCGGGCATTTCTTAATATTATTGTACCCCTAAAATGGTGGTTACACGGTCCTTTATAGGCTTCTTCATGGAGATAGCAACTTCCAGCTATTATGCCATGTATTATTTTTCCATCTCCTGTCAATTGTTCGTGATAATCAAAACCTTGCTGATGACCTACGACAAAGGACCTATGGCGCTTGTTTAATATCATGTGAGCGCGTCCTATTGCCTTCCCTGAGTTATCATTTGGGGCATAGTGGGCAAACATAACACCGCCTGCCTTTATTGGTCTTAGAAATGGAATAACACGGTCAAAACGTGAAAAGTCAGGTTTAAGCCTTCGCATTGTTTCTCTTAAAGTTGCATCCCCTAATTCCCAAGCTCTCCTGATTCTCACTTCGTGATTTCCCATTAGGAATATTTTAGTGCATTTTTTTTTGTGACCACGCCAATTTTTATCTAGGGTATCGAAAAATAGATCAAGAGCAGCGTTTCCGCAATCTATATCCTCTTGATAAGTTTTATTTTCGTGGGATTTTTTTCCCTTATCGAAGCTAGATAATGACGGCATGTCGAAATGATCCCCTAAATCAATGACGTAAGCTGGTTTTACTGCACAAATATGCAATGCGATTGACTTAATCCATGAAAAATCAATATCTGGATTTATTTGTTTATCCGGTATTACATAAATATCTATGGGATTACTCCTTGAAAAACAAAACCCTTTCTTCCGTGAAAAGGTCTTATAAGTGGGAGTTTTTGGCTACCTTCCTAGTATTTATAAATTATTGCAGATAATCAAAAAAAAGACTTGCAAAGGGGGAGCGGCTCCAAGAAGATTAAACAACGGGAGTTATATTATCATTCACGACAGATTAAAATGGCTTAGAACGACTCTAAGACTCACTAGAGGCGAAGTTTCAGCCTCTATAGGGATTCCAGAGCATTGTATTACCGACAGAGAAAGGGGAATTATGACCCTGAATTACAATGAATTTGGTTTATATGGCACTTATTATGATTTAAAATGGCAAGAAAAATTCAATCCCCCGCCATTTCCGAGGTTTCACGGGGCGCAAGTCAAGGAAGTATCGCCAGAATGGATACTATTCGGTGTTAATAAATCAAGTGCGGTTAAGGAAGTATTTATCCATGAATTATTTAAAGTACAAAAGAAAATGACGGAAGATTTTATTAAGACAGGAGAAATCATTAATGGGAACTGACAAAATGACAGTAGGCGGCGGAGCCTTAAAAGACAGAGAAGAATATAGCAATATTTTTAAGAATAAAAAGAAGTTAAAGCCTTTCAAGTGCATGAAATGTCAAGATAAGGGTTACACCGAGGAAATAAAGCACGGAGTATGCAAGCAGATAAGTTGCCAGTGTATAAACTCAAGAATGGCAACAGCTAAAGAGCGTCAAGAAATTGACACCAAGGAAGAACAAACAAAAATAAATATGCAGCAGACAGCATATTGAGAAAGATTAATAAAATAATAAAAATAGGTGAATCAGTGGGAAAATCATATAGAGGCTTAGAAGTTAGGGGTTTAATGAGTTCTCATAACCTTTTAGGGACCATTCAGACAAACGAGGCATTAATAAGTTACGGCTCAAGAATAAATTTCAGGACCAAAAAAGGGAAATCTATAATAATGACAGTATCGGCGTATATTCCACCATCAGAGCAAAATATCTCAGGCTATGCGGTTTTAATGGTTGAAGAAGATTATAAAAGAGATTTGGCAACAATAAGAGAATTTACACCAAAGGAAGAAGATTGAAGTCAGAAGAAGCAAATAAAATTATAGCGGAGTATATGGGAATATCTGATTACAATAACTCAGCCGCATATCCTAATTGTACAGCCTACTATGAATCCCTCGACGCCCTTGTTCCGGTTTGGGGAAAATTAGGATGGTTCAATAAAACGGTTGTAATGAGAAATAACGATTTAACCGATAATAAGTGTAGTTATGAAATAGCCGTTAAAAAAGGGTTTTTTGACGCACAAGCTGAAAATTATCAAGAGGCCGCTGCAATAGCAACAGCGAAGGCGATAAGAGAGCTTACACCAAAGGAAGAAGATTGATTGACGAAGATTTTCATAGATTCGGAAATAAACCCTTTGATTTAACCGCAGAATCATTTCCTTGTTACACAAAGGAAGGTGTATGGGTTGAGACACATGATAGAAAGGCTGATTTTTATGAGCATGAAATAAAAGAGAAGTATAAATTAGTGATAAGGCGAGAATCCATTGGAAACAGTGGAGAATTTATCACATACGTCGAAAGGGTTTATAATGACTAAAACCCCAGCCAAAAAGATTAAACGTGTTGCACCAAGAAAAAGAGCTTGGGCAAAGCGATATATTGAATTAGGCATGGGGCACGGGACAGCAACGCAAGCCGCCATAGATGTTGGGTATAGTAAACACAGTGCGAAAAACATAGCATCAGAGCTAAAAAGGGATAATGTACTATTACCGTACCTTCAGAAAGCAGCAGAAGGGCATCAGATAAGAGAAATTGAAGATGCTAACGACCTTATGGATAGATTAGAGGCACTTTGTACATATAACATAATGGATATAATAGACCGGATAGACGATGGCGGAATACTGCATATAAAGGCTTTAGAGGATATTCCAAAAGAGGCAATGTTTGCCGTTCAAAAGATAAAAAGCACTGCTCATGGCATAGATATAACATTTGAGTCAAAGACTAAGGCAATGCTTGTTATGGGGCAATTACTTGAAAGCTCTAAAAGATCAGAAGGAAGTGAAAATACTAACGAATCCATAGAGGATTATTTAACAAGGAAAAAAGATGAACGTAAAAAAGAAAGCGACAAAGAAAGTATCGAAGAAGTTGGATTTAGGGAAAGCACCCCTAAAGAGGGTTGTATCACCCCCGAAACTAAGCAACTCAGTAACGAAGGGGAGCAATCAGAAGCAGAAGCCGAGCCAGAAAAGAAAGAATGTTAAGGCTCTATGCGTCGAGCAGAATGGTCTATTTGACAAGGGGCTAGTTTATCGGTGCAATGTAGAAGGAGATAAGATTTCCATTGATGGCAAATATGGGGAAGTGACCATGACTAAAAAAGCTTATGAAAAATGCTTTAAAGAAAACAAAGCAGGGAAAGCCAAGGAAAGCAAAAAAGAAAGCACGGTGTTTAAAGGGTAACCCGTATGAACCCCCATTAAAGCCGCAAGGTGGAGGGGTAAAAGGGCGGGGATCAGGGGGCGCAGTTCTTTGCAAAAGATCGACGGATTACAGGAGGCTGCGCCTTCTTTAAGGAAAGAGTGGAAAATTATTTAATTATATTAATCTTATTCATAGCAGCCATTTTAATAGGCGGCTAAAGGAAATCAAAATGGAAAACGCAAGGTCAGGCTATGCAAAAACAAGCCTAGTAGATAAAGCAAACAACGCAGGACTTAATGGGGATTCACATTGCCCAGTTGAATTAATTAACGATGGCGTAGGAATTGGGAAAGCAATAGACTACCTAAAGGAACATATTACACATAAGGTTACAAGAAAGGCGTGGCATGATGACGTTGACTATATCCACGTTTCATTGAAGCCAGTTGATCTACACGACAAAATCACAGAGCCTTGGCTTGCCTTAACAAAAGAGGGACCACACGGGGTAACAGTTTTACCTCTTGGACTTGGGCATGATTCTATACTAGCAGAAGATTGGATTTTATTATAAGGGGTTAAACTTGAAAGAACTATTATCAAAATTTGAAGTATTAAAAAGAACTTTTTCAGAAATTACAATGATTCAGGACGAAGCAACAAGAAGCAGAAGGCTGAGATTATTTAACGACACGTTAGAGCTTATTAAGAGCAAGCTAAGAAAGAAAAGCATAGATGCAGTTGGTCCTGTCCTAGCTTGGGAATTTTCAAGAGGTAGATTGGTTGACCACACTGATGATTGGTATGATTTCAATGCTTACGAGGTTAAGAGCTCAAATTTACGTTGCGAAATGCACCATCTAATTAAAGCTGGAAGATTCCGTAAAATGGAAGTAGGAATGGAATTTAAGTACAGGACAGACCCAGCAGCAGGAAAACCCTTTGAAATGTATACGGTCTTTCATAGCTTCACCATTCCATCGGTTGAAAGAGTTAAGGACGGGGTACAGGAAAAAATTAAAATGGGTATTTCACCAACAGAGTCAGATTACAAAGGTGACCTTGAGAGAGTCGATAGGATAATCTTAAGTGAGCCGGAATGGCGAAAACATTTTAGGCATATTGATGACGTTGACCTAGATAGCCTAGGAGTGAAAGCAGACCCAACGGACGTACTAGAGAATTTGGCAGTATAAGCCAATGACGTTTATAGAAGCCGTCAATTCAGGAAAACCATTTAGAAGATCGAAATATCTCTTCTTTCTGGTTGTATCGAGTGACGGCTCTATTCTACAAGCAACAGACGCAGGGATATATCTTCCTGTTATAATGACAAAAGAAGCGGTGAACGCTCAAGATTGGATTTTAAATGAGTAAGGGCATAAAATGTCTAAATTTAGTTAAATTAGAATGGACCATGAAAGTCTTAAACTTTCACGACGGAGACAAAGAACTCGCTGCGAAATCATTAAGGATATGCAGAAAAACGGTACACGATTACTTAAGGGAAGCGAGACAATTAACGGCACTTCATCCGGTAAATGATGATGTAATCGCATTAGTCGAAAAGTATGACGAAATGAAAAGATATAAAAAAAGGCTTAAAGAAAGAATGCTGGGAGTAGTTAGGAGCGACAAAGAAGAAGCCAAGGAAAGCAAAGACCCTTTCTATTGCAGATTATTTCCAACAAATGAATATAGAATTGAATACAATGACGATATGATTAATAGGGATTGGCTATGAAAAGATTCTGGGACAAGGTTAATATTCCAAAAGACCCTTTAAATAATTGCTGGGAGTGGAAGGCTGGAAAGGGTCACTTTGGGCACGGAAGAATATTTATAGACGGAAAAGCCCAACTTGCCCACAGGTTTGCATATTTCTTTTTTAAAGGTAAAGACATAAAGAAAGATGATTGCATACTTCATTCATGCGATAACCCGCCTTGTTGCAACCCTTATCATCTCCGAGTAGGAACAAGGGCAGATAACGTAAAAGACAAAATGAAAAGAGGAAGGCACGAAAACTTAGCGAAAACGCATTGTAAGTGGGGGCATCCTTTTTCTGGTGAAAATTTAAAAATAGAAAAGACGGGCGCAAGAGCCTGTAGAATATGTGCAAGAAGAAATTTAAAAAAATATAAACTTAAAAAAAGGAGTCAATCTTGACGATTACAAAAGTAAGCCCATCAATCGCAGTAACAGCAGAAGAAGATTTAACAGAGGCGACAGTAAAAGAAGCTATGAAAATTTTACAATCAGATAGCTTTATTACGACCTTGATTTTTACAAGTGGAGGAATTACGGTAACGCTAACCCTGTCAGGCAACACGCTAACAATCACAAACGCGACAGGCTCAACGACAGCAAGCCGGACCGAGTACGTTGCCATTCAAAAAACTATCATTGCTTACTTGGACCTATAAATGACAGGGCGTACTAGCGTACCAGTTAGCGAATTTATAGAGTCAGGATTTTGCAAGCACCTAATACGTTTCAGGGATTGCTGCGAAAAATGCGGAGATAAAGTACCCGACCAGGGTAGTCAAGTAAAAGATCCGAAACGGAAAGCTAACAATCCGTATTTAATAGGCAATCGGAGAGTTATGGTTGATTTTCTTGGCAATGACAAGGTGGAAATTCACATAGAGGGAGAAAGTTTCATAGTCAATATGACAATACTCTCCTATATAGCGAGGGCGATATGAATAGGTATTTAGTTTTTACCTTTTCAACTTATTACCCTTCTGGCGGGTTTAATGATTTTATAGGATCGGCTACAACAAAAGAAAGCGCGTTTGCTATGGCAGATGCAGAGGTTGCAGAATATGGAGACGATGTTATCCAAGTTATAGATAGCACAGACGGGGAAGAGGTAACGATATGAGAAATAATCTTGATGACAAAATAGTTAAAGAACTAGAAAAGCATCAACCTAAAGAAGTAGGCGGCACTGGTAACGTGCAATGGTGCTGCCCTTGTTGCTCTAATCCGAATGATATTCTTTATGGCATATTGAAGATTAATGAAATGATAGCAAGGTGCAAATATTGCGATGTTGCTTATCTAGTAAAACCGGAGTGGGAAGAATGAGTTGGACAATAATTAGGAAAAATAAAGTTTGGAGACTTATAAGGATTATTCCCGATGAAGATATGATGGAATTTGTGGACGATAAAGGGTTTATTATGTGGTTATCCAAAGAGGCTCTAGTAAACGGTGAAAACTGGAAGCCAAATATTGAAGGCTGGGCCTGTCCTTGATGGAGTTATTAGAAAATTATATAGAGTACGCCGAGCTATTTCATAGGATAAAAACTAAGTATGGCGAAAACGATCCCTTTTATCTTAGGGATTATCAGAAAAAGTTTTATAGATTTCTTGACCAGATTAAGGGACCTAAACGGGTCATAGTTTTAAAACCTAGGCAAGCTGGATTCACTACGTTATGCGCCTCTATTTATATGTGGAAGATGTGTACTTCACACCATTTTAGAGGTATTGCGATAGCGGACCAGTATGCCCGTACCATGGAGATGCGTGATGTATACTCGAATTTTCTTGTGTCACTTGATGACAAAATTAGACCGCAAGTTGAGTCAGATAATATTGAAAAAATACTACTTGATAACCCACGCCGTGACGAGCTTGGGCAAAAAGCTGGGTTGGGATCGGCGGTAAAATACGGGACCGCAAGGGATAAAAACTGCGGGCGGGCTGGCTCAAGATTATTTGCCCACATGACAGAATGCGCTTTTTTTCTTTATCCTGATGATATTGATGAAGGGATTCAAAACTCTATACCGTTATTCGATAATTCTTATATAATTAAGGAATCGACAGCTAACGGAAAGCAGGGAATAGGTGCGCCATTTTATGAGCTATGGTTAGCGGCAGAAGCAGGGGAGTCTATCTATAAGCCATTTTTCGTTGCATGGTATGAGGTAGATGATTATACAATGCCAGTACCAGTTGATTTTAGACCTAATCAAGATGAAAAAGAAATCTTAAAAATAGAACCAAAGGTAACAAACGGCAATTTAATGTGGCGTAGGTTAAAAATGTCAGAGTACCGCAAAGATATGACCAATACGGATCATGCCCTACCAGCCAAAGAAAGATTTAAACAAGATTTCCCATTAACTCCAGAGGAAGCATTTAGAAGCTCAGGCAGACCAGTATTTGATCCTTATTACATTGCTGAATTACAGAACGGGTTAAGAAAATGCAGACCTTCAAATATCGCCCAGAATATCAAAACAGAAAACTATATGCTAAAAGATCGTATGCCAGAAATAACGATTTTAAGCCCGCCACAGGACGGACGCCAATACTTTGTAGGGGCAGACGTTGCGGAAGGCTTAGAACAAGGTGACAGCAGCGCATTTTATGTGATTGATGACCAGCTTAACGAAGTTGCCACATGGTGCGGGAAGATTGATCCCGATATGTTTGGTCACCTATTAATCGGAATCGGGACCATGTACAACAAAGCCTTATTATGTATTGAAAACAATAACATGGGGCACACAACAGTAACCACAGTGCGCAATGCTGGTTATCACCCTATCTATAAAGAAGTGAAAGAAGATAAGGTTAAAAAGAAAAAGGAGACAAAGTACGGATGGCGTACTACTGAGCTTTCAAAAACAATTATGATAAATGAACTTATAAGAGTATTCCGTGACAAAGACTGGAAACCGCGTTGGATTCCTTTACTTGTCGAAATGGGAGGGCTTGCCAGAGAGTCGAATGGTGGCGTAGTATTAAATGGCTTAGACAGGATAGTGGCGGCTTGTTTAGCAATAATGGCATGGAAACAATATAAATTACCAGTTCATGCAATCGCCAAAAAATCGAGGGAATATTATGACACTTACGACAGCAAAAAATCAGGGGGAATGTTCGGATAATGGGTTTAAGATGCACCCTTATCAAAAAGAAGCTATGGAGAAAATAAAAGACGGAAACTTTAAAGCTGTATTGCTAACGCCGAGAGACCCATTCAAACTAACAAGACAGGTTATGCAAATATTTGATTCTTTTTGCTCAACCGAGGCACAAAAACTTTTTTTGGAAGTGACAACGCCAGACATAGAAAAACTAAGAGCAGAAAACAAAGAATTAAAAGAAAAACTAGCCAGAGCAACAGAAACAAGGAACTATTAACATGAGACTGACTAGCCTAGAAGCATTTGAACAAATTAAAAAAGACGGAACACTAAGCAAACTAAGAATGAAAGTTTACGAGTATATTGTCAAAGAAGGACCATGTACTCAGAGGGAAGCAATACAAACTCTAAGTAGATTCGACGTAGAAGCCAATGGAAGTTATAGCTCAAGATTTAGCGAACTTGAAAGACTTGGCGTAATATCAGTAATAAGAGATACAATTTCCCCATCATCAGGAAAGAGAGTTTCAGTTTATGCGACTACTGGAAACCTACCAAAAGGAAAGGCAAGAGTGACAAAGCAAAACCCAACAGCAGAAGATTCGATTGAATACAAGGCTTTGAATAGCGTTTACGAAAAGTGTAAAGAAGAAAACGAGAATCTAAAAGAATTAATCAAAGGAATAGTAAACGGGTTTATAAAAGGGGGCGGAATTAATTTAGAATTATATAAAAAATTGAAGGAGTATCTATGATCGTTCTTAAAATAATTGGGATGATTGCCTTAGCTATTATTGCCTCTTTTATAGCTTATTTATTCTGGTTTTTTATAGTGGCACTTAGGGGGTGGGAATGAGTGAAGTAAGTAAGCGGCTAAAAAACCATGAAAGTAAAATGGTTGTAAGTTTCGTATCGGAATTAGAAAAACAAATTTCCGATTTGCAAATTGAAAACGCCACACTAGAAAATAGAATCTATGAAATGACCGAAACAATCCCACATATAGATAAACGGGTTACTGAATTTCAGACGCTGAAAGAGTTTGCGAGGTTATTTTACGAAGCAGATTACCCCGTGAATTATAAATCGCAAAACGACTGTGATGTGTTTTATTATGAGAAAGTCGAAGCAATCCTAGATCGGGCAGGATCGAGCAATGATAATGTGTAGTATTATACACAATATGGGTATTTATGGGTATATTTATGGTTATTATATCCTATCGAATATACTGTAATGCGTATAACTATGATTTATACGGTATAGCGTATATTTTATGGTTGTTTTATGGATGTTTTATGGCGGTCCGGTTGTAACATACCTATGCCAGTCACAATTAGTGGGTGCTTTTTGTGACAATCATGCCACAGATCAGTACCATAGGTAGTGAATCGTGACAATAAAAAACTAAATCGTCTCTAAGTTATGAAATATCGGCGACATAAACCGAGATAACAGATAAAAATTAACTGAAAACAGTTAAAAAATGATAGTTACTGGCTAGAAAAGTATGTAAATCAGGAGTTGAACTCCTATATAGCATATATACACTACTTTTTAACAAAATTAAGGAATTAAAATGAACGATATTTATGATATAACAGAGCCGGAAATATATTACTATATTCTTCTTGTTGCCATGTTTATAGTCATAGGATTTTTTAGGGGTGCTAGGTGAAATACTTTCTTAAAAGATTCGCAATGATGATAACAATGGGGGCAATGGCATTTTGTTTTGCCTATTTAATAGCGAGGTATCAGTGAAAAATGAATTTGCAATAATAATTTTCATAGTAGTAATCGGAATAGTTGCCCAGATATTAGAATGGGTTCAATTAGTTAAATGGGTTAATAGTGCAGAATCAAGGCTTGAAAAGTCTATAGTCAGACAAGGGCAGTACAATTACAAGCAGTTTAAAAGGCTGTCAGAAGGTCAAAAACCTGAGAAACCTTCCACAGTATCGGAAGCACCAAGAAGGACCAAACTAAAAGTGCAAAAAGCCGAAGTTTATAATCCATCAAAAGATAACCTTAGAATAATGGAAGGCAAAAGCGAAAGCATGTTTTAATCGTCAATAACGATCAAGTCAAAACCAGCAGAAACACCAGCCACATTTGAGTCTGTATTAGCTCTCATTTCAATATCCGACTTGGCGCTAATTTTTTCAGGAACCATATAGGGATGAATAAAGTGACCAACACCATTGGCAATAATAGAAGCAACGTGCTTAGTCTGAAAAACTTGACCAAACGGTCTGACTTTAAGTCTAATGATATGGGCACTTGTTTTAATTGCGCTTGATGTTGATGCATAGAAAGAGCAAAGATAACAGGTTTTATTAGCCGGACAGGTATAGAGCGCCATTAAAGTTTGATTTTCACCGATACTTAACATTGCCCTAATTTCATTGGCAGTATCAGGAACGCCAGCAGCAGCATAGCCAGCACCGGAAACAGTAAGATAGACAGTTCCTACCATATCAGCTGAGCCAATATTTTTCATTCTAAAAACTCTAATTAACGGAGTTTCAAGAATTGCAGCAGTAGTGCCCGTTAAGGTTACATTTTGGATTACAAGCTCATACGCAGAATTTAAACCCTGTACCTCTATGATTTCAGTATCAGATGCGCTACTTGATGTTATTTGTGTAATGTCAGCCGTAGCAGAATAAGTATAAGCGAAGGCCAGACCTAGTGCATCGTTTGCACCGTCCCAAACCGTTATAATTCCCGCATCTATATCGAAATCACTTGCACTACCGAATTTATGAACGAAGGAAGTTTTTGGCGATAATCCACGCGCTATATTTAATCCACTCCCATTTAATAATTGATTAACAGCATCAACTTCCGGTATGGCGTAAGAATTAACTGATAAAAGTAATAATATAACTGATAGTAAAAACTTTTTCATGCTGATTCCTCGTTAATTTCTTTGTTAAGCCCTTCCATTTCTAGCGGGCTAAGAGATATTCCATGTTTTTGGTTTAATTGTCTGCATAGATCAGGAGTGAAGAAAGGCTCAGAAAACTTCCTATCTTCTGTTTTTTCGTAGCCAATTTCTATTAATCCCATATTTTTTAAATGTGCCTTATATTCCGCATAAGTGTTGCAGTATTTCATTATATTTCTTTGAAAGCCAGCCTTGAAGCCATCATCTGCCACTTGCTTTGATTTCATCACGACCATTTTAGGGAAGCCGCAATCAAAACAAGCTATACCTTTATATTCACCATTAACCGTATTGTATTGAAGCGTTTCGTATTCGTCTTTAGGCCAGTACCGCAAAAACTCATGGCTACAATTTTTGTTTTGGCATTTTAATCTATAGGACATTTTTTCAGTTAAACAGAAAAGCAATTCTTTTACCACAATTATTGGAGCATTCCCAAGTACACTGGAATAAATGGAAAAAAGGATTATCTTGGAACAATGCAAGAAGAAAAACCTATCAAGATAGTTGAGAAAGTAAAAACTGACTTAACTAAATACGCTAATCAATTCTTTACCAAAAACCGAGAGCATGAAAGAGCTTACTATGGCGATGTTTGGGAAAATGATACTCAATACAAGCCAGTAGAAAATCTTTTGTTTAAAGCTATCGAAACGGAAGTGCCAATTCTAACGGATGGCTTACCGTCAATGACGGCTACCTCGGATGATCCAGCTTACAAAGCGCAAGCCGATAATATGGGGAAAGCTATTGGATATGTTAATAAGCAACAAAATCTAGCCGTTATGATGCCTGTATTGGTTAGGCAATCTTTAATCGGTGGAAATGGCTGGGTACATGAATTTTTTGATGCAAATGCAAAAAATGGAGATGGTGAAATTTGCCGTGAAGTCGTTCATTGGGAAGATGTAATGGTAGACGGCGCTTGCATGTTAATTGAACAAGCTAAGAAAGCTAGGTTTATTGTTCCGAGGTCACGCCAATGGTTAATGATGACATTTCCAAAGTATGCAAAAAAATTAAAAGAGATGAAAGGGAAAGATGTTCAAGAGGGACCAATAGACAACGAAGGGCGGGAAACGGTAGACATAAGAGGACGAGGAAAGAGAAGGCGTCCGAATAAATATTCTGATGAAGATACGTTACAATTATGTCACACATATGTAAAAGATTACACGATGGTAACAATTCCAGAGGAAGTCACAGCCGAGGAATTAGAAAAAGAAGCGCAAGCATTAATGGGCGGTGGCGCTCCAGATATTAAGAAAACTCAAAACCACATGGCGCATAATATTCAACACCTTAGAGAAAGAGGGATGATTTTACAGCCTTTTGGATTACCGCCAGAAACGCCTTTTGAAGATGTTGCGGAATATATCGGGCAATTAAGTGAAATTGATCCAAACGCAGATTTTGGACCATTGATGCTAACTCTTAAAATTTTAGATAACCACATGGAGGAGCATTTAGTTTATTACAATGAAAATCCACAATCTAAAATGTTTAAATTCAAAGATAATTGGAGAGTAATTAAGACCGTAGGAAAATTGGTAGTTTCAGATGAAGCCAATGAGTATGAGCATGGGGAAATCCCACTGACCCCATTTTATTGTTACAAGGATGCAACAATCTACGGCTTTAATGAAATCGAAAACTGCATTGATTCGCAGAGAATGATTTCAGAAATGACGTTTAAAGAACATAAAGGACTTCTAAGGGTAGCTAATCCTTGGGTATATGCCAACGTAGCATCAGGATTAAAGAAGGAAGATATAACGAACGATGACGGGTTAATCTTTATTTTACCAGATGATGGGGAAATAAAACACGTTGAGCCCGGACAGATTAGCCCGCAACTCTCACAATTTGCAGATGGTAGAGCAAGAAACATTGAAGATATTTCAGGGAATAACGAAGTATCTCAAGGTAAAATGCCAAGCCCTAATGCTTCTGGGGTAACGGTTGAGAGATTACAATTAAGAGCAATCGGAAGGCACAGATTAAAAATTAGAACAAATATGCATTATTCACTAGCAAGAATGGGGCGATTAACTTACGGAAACATCACGCAATTTTGGACAACAGAGAAAAAAATAGGCATTGAAGAAGTAGACGGATTTAGCCAACAAATTCTTTATAATCCATTAGATATGCAAGATATAGAAATGAATATTGAAATGGACGAGGATACAATGGCAGGGACCGACAAGGAAGCCTTTACTGGTTTAATGTATGCCATGTTAGCGAATCAGCAAATTGATTTAGTTACATTTCTAACAGTAACAGATATTCCAAAGAAAAATCAGTTATTAAAAATGGTTGATGATAGTCAACAGAAAGCACAGATCATGCAAGAGCTTCAAATACAAAATCTAATGATGCGATATGAGCATGACCCAGATTCAATGACAGAGGAGGAAGCAGAACAAGCAGAACAGATAATGGTTCAACAATCAGGAGTCGATCAAGACCAACCTGAGCAACCACAAGGTTAATATATAATGAGCAAGAAGAAAAACAGTTTTTTAAATTTTTTACTTTTATCCTTGAACAACCATCGCGGAGAGATCGGCGAGGATTCCGAAAGTCAACCAGTTGATTTAGTGGATAAGTACGACAATTTTTTAAGCGACCAAGAAAGTGAAAGCGCAGACGATGCAACCGATTCGGACATTGAAAACGTAGAAGCTAAAGAAAGTAACGAAGAAGAAGGGGAAGATAAGGATAAAACCTTAGAAGAACAACTAGATTCGTTAAAGTTAGAAGATGAAGAAGGTAAAGAAAAATCCCTCTCCGATTTAGTAAACTCACTAGGAATAACCCGAAAAGGGACTCCAGTAGAGTTTAAAGATGACGATGAAATTAAAGAAATGCTTTCAAAAGAATCTGACTACACCGTTAAAACACAGGAACACGCAGAAGCTGTGAAAAATTGGGAAGCTGAATCCACAAAAAAAGATGAAGCTTTTAATTCAGAAATTGAGGAATTTAATACTTATAAGGATAGCGTCCAGAATGAGATATTAAGTAATCAAGTTATGCAAAATCTAATGGCAGACCTAAAAGAATCAGACCCCGAATACTTCGAGGAACTGGAAGGAAGGTATAACAATGCTATGGAAACGCATTTTGCATCTCAAGATAACCCAATGATTAACGGATTGAAAGAAACCATCGCGGCACAAGATGAAAAGATTAATCAGATCATTAAAAAAGATGAAGAGAAAGAATTTCAATTTGAACAAAAAAAATACGATGATGGTATCTCAAACATTCAGAAACAATGGGGAGCTAAATTAAAAACTTTAGGCGTTTCTGTAAATTACGATAAAGTTTTAGAATCGTACAAAGCAGCAGGGGGCAAGCTAGACGTTAAGCAAGCATTCCAAGCTGTTAATGGCGAATCTATAACTAAAGCAATGGAATCCCACAAAAAACTAATAGAAACCAAGGCGAAATCTAACCTTAGAACAAACGGACAAAATGCCGTTCAAGATGAAGTTGATGACGGGCAACCGAAAAAACATGAATCAATGTTCGATGCAATCAAGAGGATTGCAGCAGGAAGAGACAACGCAGCCTAGGAGGGCAAAGAAATGAAAACAATTTTAAAGAATCTGTTTTCCTTTTTATATTTTTCAGTTGCCTACTTACTGAAAGATAGTAGAGGGGTTTACACATTTAATGAGCTTCAAGCGATTACCCACGACTTGATTAAAGACAAATTAACTATGGGTGTATTTAATTCTGATTATCTTTTACAGAGATTCAGAGAGAGACAAGAATTAGAAGATGGCGGCGATAGGATTAAATGTCCGTTAGCAATCATTGATGAAACGGGGACTCCAGGGGGATTTTATTCTAAAGGTTCAGCACTTTCATTACAAACCGTTGAGCATCTAAGTGCTTCTTTCCATTCGTGGAGACAAGTTGAAGAGCCAGTAGTAGTTGATAAACTAGACATTGCGAAAAACGCAAGTAAACATGGTCAGCTAAAATTAGTTGCTGGAAAGGTTCAAGTTGCTAAAGGTGCAATGGCACAGAGAATGCTGAAAGGTATTCTTTCTGATGGTTCCGCAACTTCACAAAATAATGATACCGATCAATTTGACGGTTTTGATTCTTTTGTTCAAAGTTCAGGTTCTTACGGTGGAATTAGTTCTACTGACTTAAGTACATGGGCGGCTACTGTTACAGCGGCTGGTGGTGTTTTGACTAAGGCATTGTTAGACGCATCTTTTGATGCAACTTTTTATGCTGGCCAAGGTGGCGCAACTATGGGCGCGACTACAGTTGGTGTGTTTACTGCTATTAAAGGTTTACTGCAAGGTAATCAAAGAACACAAAACGAAATCAATTCGTTAAGTGGAGCAGGTAACAAAGGGCAGTCATTAGTATATAACGGGATTGATTATTTCACTTCCCAAGATATTACGGCTCAACAACTTTACCATATTGATGAAGGGCATACTAAGCTGCACGTTCATAAAGACCACAATATGAGAGTTCAATCAATCAAAGACCTTGAGACAGTTGATGCGATTCTGGAACGTATTTTTCTATATGGAAATATTGCTTGTTCAGAATTAAAGTACAATTCAACTTTAACAGGTATAACAGGATAAGGGGTAAACAAGTTATGAAAAATTTATTTTTAGTAATTCTTCTTTCTTTATTTGCTTCAATTTCCTTTGCGGATATTGGACCAGTAGGAAGAAGTTTTCAACAAGATTCAAAGGGAACAGCGGTTAGCGGTTCTATTGAAAAATGGTACATTTACGTCAAGAATACCAGCGGCGGCGGTGTTAGTGACGGCTGGTTAATGGTTCAAGAAACCACAGAAGATGACGGCTATAGTTCAACGACTTCAACAAGTGCAGGGGCGCAACCACTTTGTATTATTGCAAAGGCAGACGCCTCTGACTGTGCAGATGATGAAAATTGTAGATGTCAAACATACGGGATTAATACCGGCGTAGTTTTTGACGTGACTAATGATGCTGCAAGTGCAGGAGATAAAGGTTATGTTTCAGAAAATACAGCGGGTCAAATTCAATCAGAAGCTTTCGGCTCAGTAGTCGCTACTGACATTCCGGTAGGTGTTTTCTTAGACGATGAAAGCGCAAGTGCTGACGTTGACTTTATGATTTTGCTCAAATAGCGATGAATAAAGAAAAAATGTTTCATTTTTTTTGGGGAGGGGCGTTTATCGCACTCCCCCTTTTTCTTAAGGCTGGTAAACAAATAGCTTTGCCTCGTCACGCCCATGAAATGGGATTTCTATTTTTAGTTTTTATATCAGTTTTTTTATTTGGTTTTTTTTCAGAAACAAACCCAAAAGAAAGAATAATCTTCGGAGCCTTTCTTTCATTAGTTTTTTTTAACACTGTAAATTTTACAGCATACACCTATATATCTCAATTCTTTTCAATAGCGGCAACGCTTGCCCTTGGCCTACAGTTTAGGTCAGTGAAGAAAGATTACTTATATATAATATTAAATGGGATAGCTATTTCTTGTATAATCCAGTGTATTTTTTCGGTGTTACCGAATTTCAATATATATTTATTTGATTTTTATTCAATGGATGTAAAAGTTAACTACCAGCCGTTTGGATCAGTTGGTACTTTTGATAATCAGGGAAGTTTAGGGTCATACCTAGCAATTTCCTTACCTGTATTTTTCAGGAAGAAGTGGATCTTTTTTACTCCGGTGATTTTAATTTGCCTGTACTTCACTAGTGCAACGACTCCTTTTATCGTCTTAGGAGCGATCCTAGGAGCCTACTTTTTCAAGAATATAGCAAAATTCTACTGGATTCTTCCTATTGTGGGGGTTTTGGGAACTATCGCCCTTGTTAAGTCGGGATTAGTAGAAAATCACAGAATTCAAATATGGAACTTAATAATTCATAGAACGGGACTAAATAATCTATTTATAGGAAGCGGAACAGCCTACATAATTGAAAACTCCCTGCTATGGAAAACCTACGGGATGAAAGCAAACCAAGCCCATAATGAATATATAGAATTGTTCTATCATTACGGTTTATTGGGATTAGGAATTGTTACAATCTATATTAAAAAATTCTATAAACAAACTAACCCGCTTTTAATTGCTATGCTACTAGGTTCTTTTGTTTCATCATTAACGCATTTTAATTTGCATATAACAGGCACGGCAATGCTTTTCATTCTTGCCTTATGCTACAGAACAGAAGGGGCTAAAAATGTCTAGGTATTGGAATTGTAAAAAAATGCTAGATAGAGCCTTAGATGAAGGCTGGAGTTCATCGACAAACTCAACTATGTTAGCGCGGGCTATTCGTTGGGGTAATGAAATTCAAAATGATATTGTAAAAAGTTTACCTTATGACGCTTTTAATTTTAAGCTTAAAAAACTAATACCAGCAAGTCAGGAATTTATAGACCTTGCAATAGATATTCCAGCGGCTCCAAGTACAGCGTTGGGCGGCGGTGGAGCATTAACGGAAACTAATACTTATAAGCCCTATATAACTTTTGTTATCTATGACCCAGATACAAAAAAATATATGGAATCAGAGCCAAGCCCAGCGGGAACAGGCGTACTAATGACTTCTGGAAACCTAACTTTACTTGTAACAGATATTCCCACATTTGACGGCGATGATTCTTACGAGCCAAAAATAATTTATAGAAATGTATATGTTGCAGAATTAGCAGCGGGTGAAACGGTTTACGGTCCCGCTTATTATTCTTCACAAATAACGAATAATGGAGATACTACGGCAAGCGTTGCGGCAGTACCAGCAAGCACAGCACCAACGCCGCCAAGTTCGTCAGAAATAGATCAAATTTCATCTGACCACATGTATTTCCCAGAAAGCGCGGTATTTTTAGATAGAAGAAACAATAACAGAACAAGACGATACGATGTTGCAAGTAGTGAAGGGACGCCACGATCATTTGACTGGCACGGATTAGAAGGAATTTCTATTTATCCACAAGTATCATCAGGCGCAACAGATAAAGCTAGGACGATGCTTTATTCAGTACACAGACGCCCGCATGAAATGTTTTATAATATTGAAAGAGAAATGGATTTACCTATACAATGTGAAGCCGCATGGATGAAAGGGATGCTATGGAAAATGTACGAGTTTAGGGATAGGTCAGGGGCAGAAAGCAAACAAAAAAATTATGACGAAGAAAAGAAAGAACTTGAAAAGGTATTAGGTAGAAACAGAGGCAGACCGTCAGTTGTTCGGGACGTTGTTGGCGATTATGCAGGGTACGAGGTATAAAATGGCAAAGAAAAAGAAATTTACAATTAAAGGCAAGCCAAGAAATGAAATGCAAAACAGAGATAAAGAATATTTAGACTTGGATCAATCTCAGGATAAAGATTTGCAAGACGCCAAAAAAGAAATAGAGAAACGAGAAAAAGAAAGAAAGAAAAAGAAAAAGGGCGATGATTTAGCAAGTAAAGAAAAGATAAGGAAGGGTAAAAACTACGCCGCCTTTCTTTATGCAAAAATGTATGACCCTAAATCACAAGTAAACCCGCGTGTTAAAAGGAAAAACAAGAAGTCAGTCAAAAGAGAGGGTGAGAAATAAATGCCTCAACTTTTTAGAAAGCCATTCAAGTGGGACATTCCCTACATGCCAGTAAGCTACAAAGTTTTACAAGAAGGTAAAATGGCTGATGCTTTGAATGTTGCATCTGATGAAAATGTATTAATTACAAGGAACGGCTATACTAGATATAATTCTACCCAGTTGCATTCAACGAAAGAAATAAATTCAGTTTCATATTTTAAAGATAATTCTGGAACTATTAGAGTT